GTGAATACAAACCAGAGTTCAGATTCATTTGAAGTTCTTCTCAAAAACCGGCAGCAGACATTTGGAGCTTTCTGCAAGATTGCTGGTAAAGCTTCAGAACTTTCACTGGCAAGTCAGACTCATCCGATGATCGATGAAAGACTGATGTCTGCCCGAGCAATCATCAACACACCTCGCGAAGACCGCGAAGGTGACATTATCGAACCTGCGGGAGTGCAGCTTGAAAATTTCCGTAAAAACCCGGTAGTTCTCTGGGAGCATGGTTTAGGCGAAATTACATGCCCCATCGCAAAATGCCAGCATCCGGATGGCCGTCTGGCAATTGAAGTAGACCAAGAAAAAATATCTGCGACATCTTATTTCACTTCCAAATCACTGGAATCGTTGCAGATATTCCACCTGATCGCTGAGGGCTTAGTCAGAGCAACTTCGGTACGTGCTCTGCCAATAAAATCATCAACCAGGAAAACAGCAAATTCCAGAATTGGAATAGTATTGGAACAATGGGAACTGATTGAATGGTCTTGGGGTGCATTAGGCGTCAATCCAGATGCCATCGCTAGAACCCTTGATCGGGGAACGATTGAAGGCCGCAAAATAGTAGAGCCGCTATTAAAATCACTACGAACGGTGCTCCCTCAAAAAAAACACCAGATACCTGGTTGGTCGCTAACGGGTACTGATGATGTAACGGACAATCAGCATCTTCCATTAATTTTATCTGAAAACATAGACAACCCACGAGTGCATGATACCAGTAGTCGTCCGAAGCTGAGAGACCAGCCACAAAAATTATCAGCTTCAAATACTGAGAACGAATACGATCTGGGAATGTCCGTACCGCCAGGCGCTCTGATTTTAAAATCGATTTCAAGCTGTTTCTCAGATATGAAAAAAAATGTGAGATCAAAAACAGCAGAACTCGAAAATTCGCCCGTTAAGTCGTTTCTGGAAAAGCTGCTCTTAACACTAGAGTTTGAACAGGAAAACTTAAAGAAGACGTTTGCAGAGAATTATGCCCAGTTCAAGCTTGTTGATGACAATTCTGAAGAACTGAATGCGAATAACGATTCTGATTCGATTGATTTTCCTGGAGCAAGTGAGATTACGCACAGATTGAAACGGATTGCTTCAAAAAATCATTCTGAATCAGCTTCACAGCTCCATGCTTTCTCGGATCATCAATGTCAGCAAATTGCAGATGTAATCAAACGAACGAACCTGTTGGCTCAACAGAAAAAATTCTGCGATGAAAATCGACTGTTGGAGAATGTCGAAGCACTATCGCGTGTAGTAAAAGAATTACGGCAGAAGGTATCCGATCTGCTACCTCACATCTGATGTGGTCGCAATTGACTTCAATGGAAAGTGATATCTTTGCGCCGATGTAAAATGCTTATTAAAAATAATTTATCAGAAAGGACATTCTATGTCTGAAACACTCGAAGAAAAAGTAAAGTCTCTCTCATCAAACATTGAAAATCTTACTAAAAGTGTAGATCAACTAAATGGCCCAGATATGAGCGGCATTCATCATGATGAACAGGGACGTCTGGCAGCTTATTGGGAAACGGAGAAAAATCAAACGGACCATCAGGCTTTCAAAAAAACGTTCTCCGGGCAGAGGAGCCGCGCATTCCCCCTTGGTTACAAACCATTTTCAGAATTTCAATCGTTTGGAGATTTTATCCGCTGTGGATTTAAAGACCGTAGCGAAGTCATCGCCAAGACAAAAAAATCCTGGGGAATGTGCAAATCGATTCAGGGAATGTCTGAAATTGTAGGCGCGGACGGTGGCATCGCGGTATTACCTGAGTTCCATCAGGAAATTCTGACACGAATTTATGAGAACGACATTTTCAGCCGCACAGATCATTATCGGGTCGCTGGAAATAATATGACGTTCCCGACAGATTCGGAAACCAGCCGCACGGATGGAGCTCGTTCAGGGGGATTGCGTGCTTATTGGGTGGGTGAAGGCGACCCATTAACAGGTTCAACACCGAAGCTCGGAGAAACGACGCTGAAACTTAACAAGTTGGCAGTGTTGGTTTATCTGACAGAAGAGTTAATTAACGACAATGGAATGGCTCTTGAATCTTATGTAAACAAAAAAGTCACTGAGGAAATGGAATTTATGCTGGGGGAATCCATCTTCAATGGCAATGGTGTTGGAAAACCACTGGGCGTGATGCGATCTTCTGCAAGAGTGACAGTTCCTAAAGAATCTGGTCAGGCGGCAAATACGATTTTGGCAGAAAATATTTTACAGATGTGGAGCCGTATGAAAGCATCTTCACGAATGAATTCTGCCTGGTTTATTAACCAGGATACTGAACCGCAGCTCCATCAGATGAGTCTGGGTGTTTCCACTGCTGGTGGACAGTTAGTTTATATGCCACCTTCCGGACTTTCTGGGGCGTCTTATGCGACTTTGATGGGACGTCCTGTAATTCCAACAGAGTTCAACGAAACCTTGGGGACAGAAGGAGATATTCTGCTAGCCAGCCTCGATGACTACATCACCATCAGTAAAGGCGGCATTGAACAGGCAGAATCCATGCATGTTGAATTTCTGACGGATCAACTGGCGCTGCGATTTATTATGCGAATTGATGGAAAGCCGTGGGAGACACAGCCATTAACTCCTTATAAGGGAACTGCGACACAGTCAAGTTTTGTCACTCTGGCGACTCGTGCATAGTTTTCCATTTGCAGAGAGTAGTTGATTTACTCTGCTGGTCCAATTTATTTCATGCAATCTCGATTATTTAGGAACTCATTAAATGTTTAATAAAGAATTTTTAGAAGGTCACGATATCATTCCTGCTTTTATGCCGATCGACTTGTCGGCGGATGTGAATACAGGGGACAGAGTCAACCTCCAAAATTATGACCGGTGTCTCTTTGTATTGTTGGCATCCATCGGTACTGCCGGAGATGACCCTGTGATTTCAGCGCAGCAGCATACTGCTGCGAATTCAGGTTCATCCAAGCCACTTAACTTCAGGCGGATTCGACATAAAGTCGGTGCTACAGATATCGAATCTACTGGTCAGTTTATGCTTGTGGAACAATCGGAGGCAGCCAGTTTTGATACTGATTCTATTGATGGTGCCGAGAATGAGGCATTGATTGCTATTGAAGTGATGGCGAAAGATCTGGATTCGGATAATGGATTCACTTTTGTTTCATTTAATGTGGATGATGTGGGTTCCAACGCCCAGCTAGGAGCAGGATTTTACATTCTCCAGGGGGCCAGCTATGTCAACGAAATTCAACAGTCTTCCATTGTATAGACTTTGAAAGATGACACCTGATGCACAAAGGTTTTGGGAAGACCTGGTTACATAACACAATAAAACTCAATTAGTCAGTGCTGATCTCTGATTCAAAATAATTATTTGGAGTAGTAATTTCCAATGTCGCTGACCACAAAGGCCACAATCAAAACTCTCATAGGCGTCAGTGATACCTCACTGGACGCTGTGATTGATTTATTGATCCCTCAGGCCGAAGCGATCATCAAAGGGTATCTGAAGCGGGAGATTGAAGAAGCGACGTACACAGAGTACTACAGCGGCTCAGGTGACCAGATCATTGTTCTCAATCAAACGCCCGTCCAATCCATTACCTCAGTCAACGAAGACTCAGGCGGCTACTATGGGGACGGCACGGATGTTTTCCCCGCCTCTTCTCTGTTGGTTGAGGGAACCGATTACGTTCTCCGGAAAGACGATGCCACCAATACCGAAGTCAGCAAAAGCGGCATTCTGTACCGGATCGGTAAAGCATGGCCCAGGCCCTACTCCCGCTTACGTGGTCAGCTGGCGAGCGCACCCGGTTTAGGACTGGGGAATATCAAAGTGGTGTATGTGGCCGGTTGGGCAACTGTGCCGGCTGATATCACATTCGCTGCGAATAAGCTCGTTACGTCGATGCTGGCGTCTCGTAAACTGCAGGGGCGGGTTGAATCGGAGAGCATCGAAGACTACTCGTACACGCTCGCTGGTGCCGACGACGAAGCCAAAATGCTGGATAGCGTCAAAGGCTCTCTGGCTCGTTACAAGAAGGTGGTGATCTGATGGTGACGACTCAAGATCTGGACTACCTGTATCTGAAGATGCCAGGAACGGAACCGGTAACCCTGACGACCCGACGTGGGGCAGCCAACACAACAACCACGGTATCTGTCTCCCATGCGTGGATGCGAGACATCTCGAGGGATGATATCGCCAAAGGGCTGGCGGTATCGGCACACGAAGGCATCGTCTGGAATATCCCCAACGTCTTACTGGCCGGGACAGAGATCGAAGTAGACGACACCATCACCGATTCATCAAGCGTGAAGTGGAGAGTCCAGTCGGTGACTCGGACTCGCCTGAGAACTCACTGGCGTTGCATCTGTCGGAGAGAAAAATGACAGCCATCCTGGAAGACATCCTGACAGCGGTGAAAACCCAGATTGAGGGGCTGGATCTGGCGGATATTGCCGACGCATCTATCCGCATTCTGAAGGAGCCGACCACCCGCAACTTCGCAGCAGCTGATTTTCCGGCAGTTTTAATCGCTCCCAAGACACCAAAACACAACCCATCCCAGGGTACCAACCTCAGAGACCAGATCGAATATCAGATCAGCGTGGTCCTGGTGGACTCGGACGAAGACCAGGTCGCCAACCGAAACAAGTACCTCACATGGTACGAAGCCATTGTGAAGTCATTCCGCACTCCCCGTTTAACCGGAGTTGCGTCAGTCGTAAACAGTTATGTTGCCCCCGGTGCGGTCGTTGATCCAAGCTGGTTTGAGGCAGGAGAGTATCACGCAGGTATCACCCTGTGGTTTGTTAGTTGGGAAGCGAGAACATGACCGAAGAAAAGTTTGAAATCGAATCCAAAGACGCGGAGTTCCTGAAGGTCAGCACCAATATCCACGGGGGTTTGCGGTTCAAAACCAGTAAAGAATCCGAAGCCGTCAAAATGTATGCCGAGCAGATCAGCACTGACCGCAGAGCATATGGCCCTGCCGACGTGAAGAAGATGTCCGGCTTCAAAGTCATCACAGTGAAGGACAAGACGCGATGTCTAAAACCCTTACAACCAAAGAACTCGGTGGATTCCTCAACGGCGTTGTCAACCGATTAGAGCAGCCCAAAGCGTCCAAGGTTCTCAGCGAGTGGAATGACGAGCTGGCCGGGGATCTGGCGAAAGGCTTCCTCAGCGGTGAATCACCTGACGGGGTTCCCTGGGCTCCGTTGAAGAATCCACGACCACCGGGACACAACCCCGGAACACGACCGTTGATCGACACAGGCGACCTGCTGCGAAGCGTGGTCTCGGATGGGCCGGGGCATATTGAGATTGTGACAGACGATGCGACGACATTCGGAACCAATATCGTTTATGCCGGAGTGCATCAGGACGGATCGAAAGAGGACAGTAAAAACAACATACCGGCAAGGCCGTTTATCGGCATCCCGGACGAATCATTAGACAAGGCAATCGAGATGTTGTCCGGTCACTTAATCACCACTATCGACGCGATTTAATAAGGATAGACTCATGACATTAGGCATCGGAACATTTACCCGTGTGGCAATCGATAGTGCATTGCCGTTTGACGCAAGCAGCATCCCGATTGAGATCGTAGGCGCTGAGTCTCTGGTCGAATCGCAGACGATTGATGAGACCGGTGGTACGACCGGCACCACAGAACACATTGTCGAGCGTACCCGTTTGGGGCAGAAACGCTGCTCAGGAACCATTCGAGTTCCCGCAAGTAAGTTGGCCCTCGACACGCTCCTGCCATTGATTCTGGGGGCTGCTGAGTCCACAGACAGCTTTGCTCTTGCGGACTCTCTGCCCGAGTTTGTGATGATGATCGACCGAGATGAGAAGGTTTACTCATATTCAGGCTGCCGGATTGCCCGCGCAACCTTCAACGGATCATCCGGGCAGATGGTCATGGTGGATCTGGATATCGAAGCCGAGACTGAATCCGAGGGGGCTGCCGGCTCATTCCCAACTCTGGCGACTCCCACAGAAAGCCCATACCGGTTTGAGGATGGTGTTCTCACTATCGTTGGTGAAGCTCGGGAGTTCAGCGAGTTCAGCCTGGTCATTGAAAACCAGCTGGATACAGAACGCTTTGAAAACACGCTCACCCGCGTGGATATCCCATTACTCGACCGGATCATTACCCTGGGCACCAACCATCCATGGAGTACGGATAACCTCGACCTGATTAAACAGGACCTCGCCGGGGCTGGGGGATCTCTGGTGCTGACAAACACCGAAAGCGACGATGCGTTGACCTTCACCTTCGGAGCCATCCAGTACCGGAGCCATCGGACTGCCCCGCGTCAATGCCGACGGCGATACTTCATATTTCGAATACCGCGACCAGTACCTGAAGATCGGTGCCACCCTGCTTAACATCGGAGACAAGCAGGGCGACGGCTCGGAACGCATCAAGATCAACCTGGGATCTGTCCAGACAACAGCCCTGATCACCAACTCGGGAGACAGCCCGGACGGCAACACCCCTGCGATTCTGCTGCTGGGAACACACGCCAGCAACACGATCAACATCAACCGGGGTTCGCTGGGAATTGCCTACTATCCGACAGAGGTCGCGACCGTCGCCACATTACGGCAGGCGTTCTTCGATAACGCTCTGGACGACACCACGGTATATCTCGGAGCTGGTGTCGCCGTTGCTGACATTGTCAAGAGCGGTGGCGTGCTGGATATCAATTCCGACACGACCTCATTCCGCCAGACAGCAGGCACCACCACGATTCACGCCGGGGCACATACGGTGCTTAACATTTTGGCCGGGCTGCTCAATTACAACTCGACAGGCACTCTTGCAGCCGTGAATCTGTCGGGTGATGGCGTGCTGGTGTTCGATCAGGACGCACGGCCCAAAGACGTGACCGTGATTGACAAGTTCACCGATGAGTCAGAGATCTTCGACGAATCGGGCAGTATCGCCAGTCCGGTGATTGACCTGAACAATTGCGGTGACCTCAGTACCATTCACATGGGACAGGACTTCAAACTGACCTTCGGGGCCACATCATGAGCAATTTCGATCAGGGCATCGGATACGTTTTCTATCCGGGCATCAAGCAGATCGTCAGTGCGAACTATTCGCGCTCGCACGGCATCACTCCCGACGTGTGTCAGATCGAAATGGCACCTCAGACTCTGAATGCCAGCGACTCGGATTACACGCCGATTGAGCCTGATGGTTACCTGCTGTTTCAGTTCGACGAATTTACCAACGATGCCCGCACAGGTCGCACACAGATTCTCCTGCAGGGATGCCGACCGGACAGAGCGTCTGTCAGACAGTCCGCGACCTCGAAGAACTGGACGATCCCGATTTATGATCGTCGCTGGAAGTGGAAGTTTGGCAGCTTCTCCGGTCATTGGAACGTCAAAAAGAACGGCGAAATCGAACCCCGCAAAAAGAAAACGCCGCGGCAACTGGCTGATATGTGCCTCGAAGCCATGGGCGAACAGAACTACGACACCCGTGACCTGCTCGACCTCGAAAAGAAACAGTCGCTCCCGTACCGCAATCAGATCTTTCCTGAAGTGCACTGGGACCGCATTCCCCCGGCACAGGCCCTGAACGAGTTGGTGACGCCATTGGGCTATCGCATCTGCTTAGGCTGGGATGATCGGGTGAGAATCCGCAAGTACGGTGAAGGGGCATTGCTTCCCACTGAGGACCTGATGTCAGGGGGGTTTGAAGCGAATCTGCCGGAGACACCTGATTCGGTGACGGTCCTGGGCGGGTTGACCATGCACGAAGTAATGTGGATGCTTGAAGCGGTCGGGCTCGACATTGACGGCGAATGGCGACCGATCGACCACTTGAGCTACCGCCCTAAAGAGGGGTGGAAGATCTGTTCTCCTGGCGTGTTCGATGAAATTAAAGCCCCCTTGGAAGAGATCGAAGCGGAGAAAACTTCCGGTGCCCCGGTTGACAAAGCCAAGTACCTCAAACTGAAAGAGCAGTACAGCCTCGCGATCCAGACCGTCTATCGCTGCTATCGGTTGAAGTACCCCGCCGGCGGGAAGAGTGAATCAGAGTACCTGCGTTTAAATTATGACCACTATGGTGAGTCACTCGCCAAGGCAGTTGATAATGGCGAACGGCGTGGAGATCGTGATTACGACTATCGGGCCGAAAGTTATGACGAAGCCCGGCGAGAACTGTTCAAAGCCACAAAACCTGTTATCCCCGGACCGTGGAAAATCGATCCCCGCACCGGCAGACGTGGCGATTACGTGATTGAAGAATTCGAGCAGATCCTGCCGACCTTCACCACCCGCGCTGAACTGGGCATCGACACTTACTCAGGCAAGCTGATTCGTAAACCGGTTGAGGTAACCGGGATCTACTTCGATGAAACCAAAGGTGGCAATACGCTCTCCATGGCGGACCGGATCTATAGCGTCGAAGGCGATAAGTTCTCGATCATCCCAGAGCTGGGAATCATTCGATTCAACGAACCGATGTTTCGTTTCAAGAAAGAGAAGGTCAAAGACAAAGACGGGAAGACATCCAAAGAGGAACACGAAGTTCCCTACCCCGCTGAGCTGCGGGCACTGATCGCCACCCCGCTGAAGAACCTGGTCGGCGAACCGGCTCGCTACGAGCACAAAGAGGAGTTGAAATCCAAGTACCGCACAAAGCCTGCCCCGCTTCCCGGTGGGCTGAAAGACAACCCCCGCAAACTGCCGGGCGGCACCGACACCAAAGCGGTGATTAAGAATGAAATCGTACTGACTTACAAAACTGAGTATAAGCTGGAGAAGATATACAACGACGAATTCCCCGACTGGTTTTACGTCAAGGAAGTCACCAGCAACGAAGAAAAAGAGAACCTGAAAAGCCAGGCCCTCGCCGCGATCGATGTGGAGAACCTGCGAATCACCTCAGAAGACTCTGGTTCTGGAGTATACGCAGGTCTGAAGAAAATGGAGCTGGACGGTGCAATTCAACAGGTCGCCATCACCCGCACCACATCAGACGGCATGACCACCACCATCTCGCGTAATTCCGAAGTGAATACGATTGTGCCCCCGTTCGACCAGCGGCAGCGTGACCTTGCTCTGAAAGAGCTGATCAAACAGCAGGAACAGACCGTAGACAAGACCCAGCAGCCGGAGGATCAGTAGTGTTTAACTCTGCCAAACCAAGCCCCGGCGAATGGTTCAGTTGTCTGAATGTCGGTGATGACAAAATCGTTGACAAAGACGAACGCCGCAAGGATAAAGACCTGTTGATTCCCGGTCACTCGCTGGTTGAAATCGTCGGTGTCCGCACGCTAAATGGTGACACTCCGGTGTTTGAGATCCGTCTGCCGGTCGGCGACACTGCAGCAGGGCAGGATGAACCAGCCGACGCAGATGGTAAAGTGCCGAAGTACGTCACCAACGGCATCAACTTCGCATTCACTGGCCCGAAGGTGATCACCAAGGGGCAACTGGGCCGGATTAAGTACGCTCCCGCATTCGTGCGTTACGAGGGCGATGAAAGCGACAACGAGAAGATTCACGGCAGATATGTCAGGCCGGAGAACAGCAGGCTGTCAGACGCAACCCTCGACGGCCTGGAGCTGCTTTACGGCACTGGCACAGTGCAGCAGTTGATCGGTGATCCAGCGGGACACCTGAAGCTGCCTAACGATCTGACCAAGGCGAGCCGGTTCAAGATTCAGCACCAACTGCTCGGCTGGAATGTCCACGGGATTTATAAAGTTACGACAGGCGACAAAAAAGAAAATAAGGACAGCACGAAGAATCTCCTCGCGTTCGTTGCACCGGCGAATCAGATTGCTGCACCGACTCCGGTCAGGTTCATTACTCATGAACCGTATTCCACATTTACACTGCGGACATATCCCCCTGACAGTTATGACCTCGACGGTGACAATCGGTCGAATCAAGACTATTACAGAATGGTGGACGGAGAAATAAAAATTCCGTGCAGCCTGTTCTACTGGGATCCGGACGGCAACAGCAAGCAGATGATTGAAATTATAGGCGATTCCATCAATGCGGAAATCAAGCTGGTGTTAGAGGGGCACGAAACAGAACCGTTTTCCCTGCTCAAGCAGTATCTTTCGGAAGAATCGCTGACCACCCTGATTGAGGACCTGCCGAACGTGGGGAGAGGAAATGTCTCTGTCTCTCTCTGGCCGGGGCACTGGCTGATTGAGTTCATCGGCGATCTGGCAGGTGTCGTGTTCGATCAGTTCGTCATCGACAAGCCAGAAGATTCCGATTTTGAATGCCTGTCCTACTACACGAACTGGGCTGACAGCAGGGTTGATGACGAAGTGCTGTTTCCGATCCCGCTGGCCGGCAAGTGGGACGGCGATGATGACGCGATCAATGACGCCGTGGCAGCAGGTTCAATCGGCTGGGCGACCTGTGCCCCAGGGATCGGACTGGTTGCCCCCACTGTTCAATGCCGCGATTATAACGGCGATGGAACCCCAGATTTATAA